ATGGGATTTGACTACAGTTTCTTTGTCACAATCTACAAGTGTATCAAATAACGATAATAGTACTGCCGGTGGTTTATGGTTTAAACCAGACGGCACAGAAATGTATTATAATGATGCTACTTCAGATTTATTTTCTCAATACACATTGACAACAGCATGGGATATTTCTACTAAGACAAGTTATAAAAGTATTAGTACATCTGGCGAATCGGGGCCCCAAGGAATGGCTTTAAGTTCAGATGGAACAATAGCATATGTTGTGGGTTCTAGTGGTGATGGTATTGATTATTATACATTATCCACGCCGTGGGATATTAGTACAAGAAGTAGTTCTGCTGGATTTTATTCTTTAGCAGGAATTACAAGTGTTCCTACAGGAATGCATTTAAGAAGTGATGATTCTGTTTTATATGTTTCATTTAGAGCTACTGGAACTATTAATACTACAATTGCTGATGGTATATTACAACTACCTTTCGGAGATGGAAGTGTTGTATCTCCAACAGTATATTCTAAAACAGACAATAATTCTATAACATATGATTCTACTGGAGATATAACTATTGTTGCAGACAACTTTGATAAAACTAATATATTTGTTTCAAAGGATATAAATACCTTTAGAAATTTATCATATCATACAACTGAAAAAACTATAAATATTTCTCATAATACTAATACCATTGAGGACACCTCATATTCTCCTCTTAGATTTTTTACATCTAAAAATTTGGAAATTCTAAGTAATAGTAGTTATTCAGTAAACAATGTTGTTATCAATACAAAACTTGATACTGATGAATATAGAGATGGTGTGTTAAAAAATATTCAAATTACCACAGCAGACGATATTGCTGCAAGGTCTCCTTCATTTTGCAATTCAATTCAAAGATCTTTTTATATTGATAATCAAGTACCAATTGGATATTTTGAGGTTGATGGTATTGCTCAATTCTCCGATATAAATAAAAATAACGATCCAAGACTTGTTGGTGGTAGTACACAAACTGATGGTACAGGCGACACTGGCGGAACAGGTGGCACTGGTGGGACTGGATCTGGGCCAATACAATCATGGAGTTCTTGATAAATGCCTATTTCATTACCAGACAATCCTACTGATGGCCAAACGGTTCAAATCGGAACAATCATTTATACATATGATGCAACAGTTGGAGTGTGGAATTCCAATAGTGCCGTAGGCCCAACCCTTACTCCAGCAACTGTAACAACCTCAGATACTGCACCATCTAATCCTAGTAACGGAGATATGTGGTTTGATAGTTCTGTAGGAAAAACATTTATCTGGTATGATGATGGAACATCTACACAATGGGTTCAAATGAACCCAAATACATCTGGTGGAGGCTCTAGTGATACAGGTGGCGAATCTCCAATTGTATTAACAGAACCACCAACAACACACACTTTAAATAACGATGGAACCACTAGTACACTTACTATGGTTGCGGAAGACCCAGAAGGATTTGATATTACCTATGGAATTGTATACAAAACCACAGGAAATACGAGACCAGCACAACTTTCTGCAGACACAACGGTAGACGCAAATGGAGTCTATACATTTACTCCAACAACAACTGGTAGTGACGCAGGGAATTTTACAGCAAGACTAAGTGCATCAGATGGCGCAAAAACTACTACTAGATTAGTAGATTTTAGTTTGGCGTTCGCTGCGACAGTAGACTATCTTGTAGTCGCTGGTGGTGGTGCTGGTGGTGGAACTCCCAATGGGGGTGGTTGTGGTGGAGGCGGCGCTGGAGGCTACATTTATACTACAGGTGTAGCATTCGATAGTGGAAAAACCTTTAATATTACAGTTGGTGATGGTGGAACTGGATCCCAAAATCAAGGGGGGAATGGAGAAGATTCTGTTATTTCTGCCACTGGATTTACTACTGTTACCGCTATAGGCGGCGGTGGTGGTGGCGGCTCAACACCAGCTGGCGCAGACGGTGGTTCTGGTGGCGGTTCTGCATTTAATAGTAGCACATTTGGTACTGGAACAGCTGGGCAGGGTAATGATGGTGGCGCTGGTGCTGGAGCTAATCCATACCCAGGCGGTGGTGGTGGTGGCGCCGGAGCGGTAGGCGGAAGTGCGTCTGGAAATGATGCAGGAAATGGTGGAGATGGCCTTCAAAATTCCATAACTGGAACACCAACTTATTATGCTGGTGGTGGTGGCGGTAGTGGTCGTGGCGCTGGTGGTACAGGTGGACTTGGTGGTGGTGCAGATGGTCTAGGTACTGGAAGTAATGTTTCTGGAATAGCTGGCACTGCAAATACTGGCGGTGGCGGTAGTGGTGCTCAAGGTACAGGTTCGGGTGGTGATGGTGGTTCTGGAATAGTGATTATTAGAACCACTTCAACAGCCACATCGACTACAGGAACTCCTGTTGTTACAACCGATGGTTCATATAATATTTATAGTTTTACTGCAGATGGTAGTATAACTTTTTAGGGTAAAAAAATGGCAATCAATTTTCCAAGTAATCCGACAAATGCACAGGAAATAACTGAAGGTAATGTAACTTATGTTTACAATGCCACAAAAGGTTATTGGGAAAGTTCTGAAGTTTCTTCTGGTGGTGCATCTATAACTGTCTATGCAGATATGACAGCATTAATAGCTGCAACTGGAATGTCTGATGGAGATCAAGCATTTGTTACCGCAAACAACAATCTTTATCTCTATTCTGGTTCTGGTTGGTATAAGATTGCTACAGTACAAAATGACTCTCCAAGTGCAATCACTGGAGTAAGTGGATCTTATTCACTTGCTACAGATGGAACACCTACAGTTATTACTGCTGTTTCTACAGACCCAGAAGGATTCCCTCTGACATGGAGTTATTCAACATCTGGGCTTGGAAGTATTGCTACAGTAAGTCAAGTGGACAATGTATTCACGATAACTCCTAGTACTGATGAAGCTAATGTGGGAACATTTACTTTAACACTCAATGTAACTGATGGTGTCAATGGTGCGGTTAGTGCGAATACATCAATCAGTTTGATATTTTCTATTACAAATAGTCAATATACAACTTTATTAGCAACAGCAGTTGACACAACCACTAATAATGTTTTTACTGATTCTTCGACCAACAACCACACCGTCACGGGATACGGAAATGTTTATACTGGAACGTTTAGTCCTTATCGGCACGGCGGATATGCATTGAATTTTAATGGTTCATCACACTATTTAAGAGCCGATGAAATTGGCGATGCCTTAGGAACTGGAGATTTTTCTATTTCTATGTGGGTGTATCCACATAGTATGGCCAGCGGTAAGACATTTTTTGCTGCAAACGCAATATCCGATGGGACAAATCAGTTTAATGTAATGACAAACGAATACATATGGAATAATGTGGTCACAAGTTTGCCTACTGAGTGGGCGGATAACGGAGTAACAGTTAATACATGGAGTCATATTGCTGTTGAAAGAGATGCAACTAATAATACTCTACAAATCTGGGCAAACGGCACCAGAATTGCCTACGAGACAAATCTTCCAGCACAAGATTTTTCAAACGATAGTTGGATGTTTGGAGCTGAAGCAGATAGCGCAAATGGCGGAAACCTAGGCAACTGGTTTGACGGATATATGTATGATATAAAAGTTAGTAATACGGTTGTTTATGGAGACAATTCTTCAATTACAGTTCCTACAGAAATTAGTAAAACTGACGCCAATACTGTATTTCGTCTGAGTGCTGGTTCTTTATTCGATCAATCAACGAGTCCTATATCATTTACATTAAATTACGATCATTTTTCATATCAACCACTCGACTACACCGAAATATACTCAACAGTTAATCACGGCGGGTCTGTTTATTTTGATGGGAGTGGCGATTATTTACGGGCAGATACGGCACTTGATGGATTTACTTCAACTACTGATCCGTGGACAATGGAAGCATGGGTTAATCCATCAAGAGCTGCTCCAGCTACTGGGGGAACGATTAATGATGTTGTTTTTGGTGTTAATACCGTTGCATCCGGCGCTAATATTTTTATTGCGACTACGGGCACGTGGAATGTTGGAGTTGACGAAAATTATAGCATAAAGGCACAGAACAATGCATGGAACCATCTTGCAGTAGTCTACAATGGAACTGTTCTTAAAATATATATGAACGGCCAGCTTTCTAAAACTAAAACTTGGTCACCAAGCACCGCATTATCAAATTGTACTTTTTCTATAGGCACAGAATTTGATGCAGCAAACGGTGGATCGCCAGGGAATTACTATCAAGGATATATTTCTGATATTAGGGTTTTACCAACAGAACACTATACTGACGAATTTACTCCACCAACTGCTCCTCTATCTTCAACTGGATCGGTGTTACACATCCAAGGCACAGACGCTTCGATTATAGATAAGTCCCAAAGTAGTAATCTAAAACTCTTTGGAAACGCTACTGGTTCAACGACTCAGGTTAAGTTTGCTGGTTCACAGTCAATGTATTTTGATGGAACTGGAGATTATATAACGAGTCCTGATAATGATCTTTATGAAATGGGGAGTGCTGATTTCACTGTTGAATTATGGGTTTATTGTACTGGCGATCCAGGCACTTGGCAGATCCTAGTCGGCAAAGGCGCTTCCGGCATTTATTCTCCGTTCGCTCTATATAGAAATTCAAATGGCAATGGTTACTTATACGGATCTACAAATGGAACTAGTTGGGCTGTTAGTAATAGTTTTGGTGCGCTTTCAACAAACACTTGGTATCACCTAGCTTTAACTAGAAGCGGGAATACTTGGACAGTTTATAAAGATGGCGTAAGCAGTTATAGTACCACTATAAGTGGATCTGTATATAATAATTCTACCGCTCTTGCAATAGGCGGTAGATCCGACAACACAGAGTTGTTTCAAGGATATATGTCTGACGTTCGTATCACTAAAGGACTCGCAAGATATACCGCAAACTTTACACCACCCACAGAACCATTAAAAGGTTAACTTAAAAAACATATAAATAGTCATATCAAAAGAGAGGTATGACATGGCCGTAGTTACATCTAGAGCTGAATTTAAAGAATATTGTCTTAGAAAACTAGGTTCTCCAGTTATTCAAATAAATGTCGCAGATGAACAAGTAGAAGATCGTGTAGACGATGCACTAGAGTTTTATCGTGACTATCATTTTGATGCGGTAGAGGATGTTTTTCTCAAGCACCAAATAACTGAAGACGATATTACAAATCGATATATTCCTATTAATGACTTAGTAATTGGAGTTAAAAGAGTAATTCCTCTTTACGAAAAATTCAGTCACAGTACAAACATGTTTGATGTTAGATATCAAATGTTCTTAAATGATGTTTATAATTTAAGAAGTACAGAGATGTTATCATATGAATTGACTCAAAGTCATATTCAGTTAGTCAATGATATGATTACTGGACAAGTTCCTATCAGATTTAATAGACACCAAAACCAACTTCATCTTGATATTGATTGGGATGAAGCGCTAGTTGTTGGTGAGTTTATTATCGTAGAAGCGATGAGGGTTCTTGACCCTGATGTTTATACAGATGTTTGGAATGACAGATGGTTAAAAAGATATGCAACCGCACTGATTAAAAAACAATGGGGAGAGAATTTATCGAAGTACGAAGGCATTTCGATGCCTGGAGGTGTGACCTTCAACGGTTCCAGAATTCTTGATGAAGCAAATCAAGAAATAGAACAACTGGAACAAGAAATGTCTTTAAGTTATGAACTTCCTGTAGACATTATGGTGGGATAGTCATATGGCTACAAATCAGTATTTTAACACTATATCATTTGCACCAGAGCAATCCTTAACAGAAAATCTTGTTGCTGAATCAATTCAGATTCACGGGCAGGATATGTATTATCTGAAAAGAACTGATGTAAACGAAGATACTGTTTTTAACGAGTCAACTATATCCGAATTCAATGATGCGTTCTCTATTGAAATGTATATTGAAGATGCAGATGGTTTCCAAGGAGAGGGCGACTTCTTATCAAAGTTTGGTTTAGAGATTAGAGATCAATTAAATCTTATTGTATCTATTAAAAGGTGGGAAGAAGAATCCACTATGCAATATCCACAAGAAGGCGATTTAGTATACTGGCCTCTACAAGATAAAGTTTATGAAATTAAATTTGTAGAAGACGAAGTTGCATTCTGGCAATTAGGCAAAAGATATGTCTATAGACTATCTACAGAATCATTCGAATTCTCAAGTGAGAAGTTTAATACAGGAATTGATGAGATTGATGACATTCAACAACAGACATTTGTTACTGTTGATTTAACTTTGGGTACTGGAACTGGCGAATTTACCGTAGGTGAAATAGTATATCAAGGTGCAAACTTCGATTCAGCAACAGCAACAGGTACAGTAGAAACTTGGAATTCTGGAACTAAGGTTTTGAAACTTTCAAACCTCACAGGGAGTTTTGCACAAAACACAAATACTGTTGGTAGAGACAGTGGTGCGAATTATCTATTGGGCGCAACGCAACAAATTGTATATACAGAAAACAAGACAACAGACACCACAGATGGAACTTCTGGACAAGACACAGTATTCACTGGTTCAAGTTCAAATGTAGAAAAGGTTATCGACTTTACCGTTGGAAACCCATTCAGTGAGGATTACTAATGTTAGGTAATAGTCCATATTATAGAAGTACAATTAGAAACTATGTTATTGCATTTGGTTCTATATTCGATGATATTACTATCGATAGAAGAAACGCCAATGGAGATGTGTTGGAAACGATTAAGGTTCCCCTTGCATACGGCCCTTCACAAAAATATCTGGCAAGAATAAATCAACCAGCAGGAAATCTTGGAGATTCTGTTGCAATCACCTTGCCTAGAATGAGCTTTGAAATTTCTGGATTTACATACGCACCAGAAAGAAAATTTTCTAAGACACAAAAAATGTCTAGACCAAATTCTGCAGACCCGAATACTAAAAATTATGTGTATAATCCAGTCCCTTATGATATTGGATTCACTCTAACAGTCATGGCAAAAAATGCGGATGACGCAACTCAAATAGTAGAACAGATATTACCATACTTTACTCCTACCTTTAATATACCAATAAAAGAAGCGAATGAGTTAAGTGTAATTCGTGATACAGGACTGACATTAAATTCTGTATCATATGAGGATGATTATGAAGGAGACTTTCTATCTAGAAGAGCGCTTCTGTGGACATTAGAATTTACATTAAATGGATTTTTCTATGGTGTTCCAAGAGAACAAAAAATCATTAGAACAAGTACTGCAACAGTGGGCGACTTAGATAGTTCAGAAGTAACATATGCGGAAGCAACAGTAACAACTGACCCTAGTAATGCACTTCAAACAGATAACTATGAATTTTTGACCACATTTAATGAAGACTTTGGAGAATAACAATGAAGAAACTAGATGATGAGCAGTTAAGTAAGTTTCTTGAAATCGATAACAAAATAGAAAAGAAATCACAAGAAATAATAGAGCGTCAAAAAAATAATGTAGAAATTTATAAAGACAAAGAATCTAGAAACGAAGATATTGAAGAAGACTATCAATATCACAGAGAACTTTTAAAAGATTTAGTTTCTATGGGACAAGAATCTTTACAAAATTTGATGATGATTGCAAGGGAAAGTGAACATCCCAGAGCATATGAAGTGACTGCAGGACTTTTGAAAACTACTGGCGATTTAGCAAAAGATTTAATAGAACTTCAATTGACAATGAATAAAATAGAAAACACTAAAGACGGTGGAGTTCCACAAAAAGTAGTGAATAACGCAATATTGGTTGGAAGTACCAATGAACTCTTAGAAAGACTAAGAGGTAAAAATAGAGAAGAAGATACTGATGAGTGAAGTATATCACAACAACCCCAATCTAAAAGCAGCTGGGGTTGAGATTGAATGGACTGAAGAACAGGCCGCAGAATATGTCAAGTGTATGGAAGACCCTGTACATTTTATTAAGACATATATGAAGATTGTCAATGTTGACAAGGGTTTGGTAAACTTTGACCTATATCCATTCCAAGAAAAGATGATTAGATCATTTCATGATGAAAGATTTACTATTTGTAAAATTGGGAGACAGTCTGGTAAGTCTATTACATGTATTGCATTCTTTCTTCACTATATTCTTTTCAACAAAGATGTTTCTGTTGCATTACTTGCAAACAAACTTGCCACTGCAAGGGAATTATTAAGTAGACTACAAAGAGCATACGAGAATCTTCCAAAATGGTTACAACAAGGCGTGATGGTTTGGAATAAAGGTTCTATCGAATTAGAGAACGGTGCAAAGGTACTTGCAGCTGCAACATCATCAAGTGCAATTCGTGGTGGTTCTTTTAATATTCTTTTCTTGGACGAATTCGCATTCGTTCCAAATGAAATTGCAGAGGAATTTTTTAATTCTGTGTATCCTACAATTTCATCTGGTGAATCAACTAAAGTTCTTATTGTATCAACTCCGCAAGGAATGAATCATTTCTATAAATTGTGGGTTGATGCAGAAGAAGGAAGAAATACATATAATCCTATTTCTGTACACTGGAGTGAAGTGCCAGGCAGGGATGAGGAGTGGAAAAAAACAACAATTAAAAATACATCTGAAGAACAGTTCAGACAAGAATTTGAAACTGAGTTTTTAGGAAGTTCAAATACTTTAATTAGTCCAACAAAATTAAAAACTCTGGCATATAGAAATCCACTTGAGAAATTAGAAAATGGAAGTCTAAAAATATATGAGAAGCCTAGAGAAGGAAGAGTATATTTTACTACAGTAGATGTATCTAGAGGTAGAGGATTAGATTATTCTGCATTCTCTATATTTGATGCGTCTGAAGTTCCGTATAAACAGGTTGCAGTTTTTAGGTCGAATTTAATTCCTCCTATGGTATATCCTACTGTAATCAAAAAGATGTGTCAGATATATAATGACTCTTATGTTTTGATAGAAGTAAATGATGTCGGACAACAAGTTTCGGACATCTTATATCATGAGTTAGAATATGAAAATATGATAAGTATTCACAACGACACAAGAAAAGGTCAAAGTGTTAGTGGAGGCTTTGGTGGAAGAGGCGGAACTACACTAGGAATTAGAACAACAAAGGCAACTAAAAAAATAGGATGTTTAAATCTTAAGAGTTTAGTTGAGGAAGATAAAATTTTAATACAAGATTTTGATACAATCAATGAATTAACAAGTTTTATTTCGAAGGGTCATAAATATCAAGCAGATGTTGGTAAAAATGACGATTTGGTGGACACATTAATTTTGTTCTCTTGGATGACAACTGATGACTATTTTAAAGAATTATCTGATATTGACACAAGAAACGAAATTTATGAGGAGAGGTTAAGAAATATTGAGGAAAATATGTTACCATTTGGATTTATTTCATCCAGTTATGATTTCGAATCTTTTGTTGATGCTGATGGAGACAGATGGACTACAGAAGACACCAATTAGGTAATTAGGTGAATTTGTTGTTTTTATAAATAAATAGAAAATACACTATAAAATAATTTAAAGGAGATAAAAAATGGCATTCCAAGTAAGTCCTGGCGTTAACATTTCAGAGATTGATGCTTCTACTAGTGTTCCAGCATTAGCCACCAATACTGGTGGTTTGGTTGGTAGGTTTAGTAAAGGCCCAATTGACGAAATCGTAACCGTAAGTAGCGTTGAAGAATTGAGATATCACTTTGGCGATCCAGCTGAAGACAACTATAGATCATGGTTCACAGCGGCTAACTTCCTTTCATATTCAAATTCATTGAAAGTTGTTAGAGTTGCGAATGATGATGATTCAAATGACGCAAATAGAATTAAAAACGCAATATCTGGTATTGCCGCTGCAACAGTTGCAACTGCAAGAACAGACAATTTTACTGGACAGTCTTCAACAACTGATACAGTATTTGGTTCATCTGCACAAGCATTCACTTATGCAGTTAGTACCACAGCACCAACTGCAAGTGTTGATTTACATACAACTGCAGATAGTGCAGGAAACTATCTTTTACCAAGACAGGATACTGGTAACGCACTAGTTACTAGTTCCGGCGCCGCAGCTGGTACTGATACTCCAGTTCGCATTCTCTCTGGGTCAGATGTTCAAGTTTCCGTAAGAGGTGTAAATGAAACTTCTGGTGGACTCGTTCCAACAGCACGTTACTCTCTATCTGGACAAGCAATTACATTTGAAACACCAGTTGGACAAACTGCAAACTCTGGGCCATATTACATCCATTCAGCGGATGGTGCTACAGTTGGTGCAGCAACAACAAATCTTGGTTCTGGTTTTTATTACCCAGTATACGACAGAGTTTCTGACGCAGAAATCGCTGATGCAGGAACATATAATGGTGATGGAGTCGCCGTTGCATACTTCTTCCAAAAGTATGGTGGTGGAATTACACTGACTTCTGACACAAACGATACTGTTACTTTAGATAACGCAGACCATGGTTTCCAAGTTGGTGATGC